CTGCGCCAGGAGCGGCACCATGGCCTGCAGGGTCTCCAGAAGCACGGCGGGGTTCTTGCGGATGGGGTTGTAGCTCACCATCTCGAAATCCATCTTCAGCTGCTTGAGCTGCTGGACGCCGACGTAGTTGAACATGTCGCTGCCCGAGAGCCGCACCATCTTCGGCTTCTTCATGTAGCGCTGCATCAGATAGAACATTTTCGACGCCGCGTCTTCCAGCGCGGTGTTGAGGTGCCCCTCGCGGGTCGCCAGCCGGGTCCGCATCTGCGCGTCGATGATCGCCATCTCGGTCGCGGTCTTGGCACCAGCGACCTGCCCGCGTGCCGCTTCGGCCAGCGCGCTCTGGAACGCTGCGTCGTTCTCCAGGCGCTGGATGAACGCGATCACGATCTCAGGCACGTTGGGCCGGGGCATCTCGTAGAACAGCGCACCGAAGTTGCGCATCTCATCTACGCCCTCGGCGTCCACCGGCACGAACGAGCCGACCATGGCCTCCATGGCCTTGTCGAGGGTGGAGCTGTCAATCTTCCCGGCATCGTAGAGGATCTTCGGGACGTTGAGGTAGGTGATGCGCTTCCACAAGGTCAGCAGCTGGTTGATGTTCGTTTGCTGGTCGAGGATCAACTGCACCTCGGACAAGCCGGTGCAGTCCACGCCGCTGTGGTTGAGCGAGAACATGCTGAACGGCACGAAATCGAGCGTGCCCTTGAACAGGATGTGGTCTGCGCCCATGTGGTAGTGGATGACTTGGTTGCTCTCCAGGTCGTAGAACTCGTAGACCAGCACCCGCTTGTTGGTGGTGCTGAAGCTCGTCATCGAGGTCTTCTGCACGTCATCGAGCATCCAAGACGGGAAGGCCTCGGGCTTGATGTCGTCGTGGTGCGTGTAGCGCCCAGCCTTGACCTTGGCCTTGTAGGCGGCGGGGGTCAGAGGGCACGCCTGGATCCAGTAGCGAATGTCGGCGTTGTCGCGAGCGTTGAGGTCGAAGAAGACCGACGCGGGGTTCGGGTTGCTGAGCACCGGGGCGTCAGCCTTGGCGTCCCACGACACCTTGAAGATGCCACGCTTGCAGAGCACCGCGTCCATGAGAGCCAGGGCAGACCGGCGCCGCATGTTGACCGTGCGGAATGCCCACTCCATCAGCCCGTTGACCGCACCCGCCATGTCCTGGCTGTCGGGGGTCTGGGGCATTGCTGCGACCTGCGGGTTGGGGCCGAGCAGGCTGCTGATCGCCGTGTCGGTCACGGCGTAGATCATGTTCTTCTGGGCGTACATCGAGGACAGGCGCGCATCCAGAATGGCGCCGTTCTTCTCGTAGGTCTCCCAGAAATCGCCTCGGTAGTAGGACCGGGCACGATCGAAATCGTTCTTCTCGTAGTCCTTGTAGTACGTCAGGTGCTGCTGAATGAGGTCCTTGAGCTTCGCCACTTCAGCCTCCCAGCGACTTCAGCGCGGCGGCGAGGTTCTGCAACCTCGCGGCCTGCTTGGCGTGGGTCTGCGACGCCTGACGCAGCTCCCCGACGATTTCGTCCATCTGCTCGACGGCCTCTTCAGTGACGGTCTGGCTGCGCTCTTCGCGCATCATCTCGCCGGGGCCTTCGTAGTCGTCCTCGTCGCCGTAGAACTCATGGTCGTACTTGGAGCCTTCGGCGCACTCCATGCACCCACACCCACCGACATGAGAGTCAGGGTCGGACACCACTTCGAGAACCACGGCCTCGGGGCCAAACTTCTCGTAGACGTGCGCGAGCAGGTCTTTCATGTCGATGAGGTTGCTGGGGTGCATGGGCGTTGCTCCTACGAGTTGTTGCGCTTCTGAAGCATCTCGAGCAGCCCGGCAGCTTGGTCGTCGTTCAGGCTGCGCACGAAGCTGTCGCCTGCCCCGAAGATCGACGTCAGGTCGGCACGCACCTTGTCAGCGCGGCTGGTGCCTTCGTCCGTGTCACCCTGGAAGGCCGTCGGCTGCTGCGAAGGAGGCAGGCGCAGCGGCGCTGCGGAAGTGCCGGGGCTCATGGTGCCTTCATCCGTGTCGCCCTGAAAGGCTGTCGGTCGCTGCGACGGGGGCAGTCGCAACGAAGTTGCGGCGGCAGGCGCTGCGGCGGCAGGCGCGGCCCCGCCCGCCATCGGCAACGCCTGTCCGGTATCTCGCAGGCTCTGGATGCTGTCGAACGCGCGCGAACCCTGGCGCGCCGTCCCCGTTCGCTTGCCGCCGCGGAACACGGCGTAGTTGCCGTCGTCCATGAGCTGGTACGAGTAGTCCGTGCCCTCCTCGAAGAACTTCATCTTGGGCTGCTTGGCCAGCACATCCGCGAGCGCGGCCTTTCGCGCGCCCGTACCCTGAGGTGCAGCGATCTTGGTTGCTGCAGCAGGCTCCAGCACACGACTGACATCACCTCGCCGGCCCGTACGCTGACCGCGCATCGACATACGCTGCTCAGCGTCCTCGTTCATCGCGTTCTTCTTCTTGTCGTACTCTTCGGTCTTGTCGTTGCGCAGCATGGAGGTCTCCTACTTCTTGGACTTGTGGGCGGTGTTCTTGCGGCGACCGGCGGCAGCCATCGCTTGCATCTTCTTGTTGCCGTACTTCTTCCGCCCGACGGCGGCGGCAACAGCCTTGGGGTTCTTGGCCCCCGAGGCTTCGGCGGACTTTGCGACAGCCTCGAAGCGAGACCCTTCGCCAAGCGGCTTCTTGGCGGCCTTCTCGACGGCGCGCTTGGCGTCGCGGTAGGCCTTCTTCGGGTTCTTCTTCACGGCTACCTCATCTTCGGAGCGACGAAGATGGACTCTTGCCGCTTGCGCCGCACCTTACCACGTTCACCGGTCAGCATCCGAAACGGAATCGCACCGGGCTGAACTTCCATCGGTTCCTCGTCGTAGTCCTTTGCGGCCCGCGCCGCTCGCCGGTCGTGGTAGCGCTTGCTCTTGGAGAGCATGTCCGCCGCCATGACGTAGGTTCTCGCTCGGTCGAAGTGGTGTCCTTCGTTGTCCTCGCCGCGCTCGCGGCGGGAGAAATCACCGTCGTAGCGGAGGAGCTGCTGGAGCCCTGCCCGCGAACGGATGATGAGGTCGTCTTCGCGCAGGAGGCGCACCAGGGCGAACTCTGCCTGCGCGACGCGCTTGCCGGTGGCGTACCACCCAGGCTGGCGCTTGCTGTAGGTGATGCGGACCCCAAGGTCCTTGAGCGCGGTGATGCAGCCTGCGTGGTTGGACTCCACCACGGCACGGGCGTTGTTGTAGCGCTCGGAGACCTGCTGGATGCGAACCGCGAAGCGGTCAGGCGCCTCGCGGCCCGACCACACGGCGACCTCGTTGAGGCTCTGCGTGTCGAAGACGGTCAGGGCTGCGGGGTCGCCGATGCTGCCGAAGCCGGTCGGGTCCGCGTAGATCTCATACTTGACGCCGGGGCGAGGCAGCTCGAACTCGCCGCAGCCGTAGCTGCCCTCTTGTGGGTCTTCGGTCGCGACGTCGAGCAGCCGACGAAGCACGTCCTCGGGCATCATGGGGCGCTGGCTGCCGATCCAGCCGTCGTACGGGTCGCTCGGGTACTTGGCGCTGAACAGCCGCGTGTCCCCGACGAACTCCGACCGCAGGCGCGTACGCATGAAGAACAGGTTGTCGAGGGTCATGCCGGGGTGTTTGCCCAGGTAATCCAGCTCCTCCTCGGTCGGAGCGAAGCCCTTGGGCGCCGGGATGCAGCACGTATCGTCGTCCCACCACTCCAAGAACAGCGGGAAGAACTGCCCCTCGCGGCGCAGGGCTTCGTGCCACATGCGCTCATGGAACGAGCCCGCTCGACCAGGGGTGCTCTCGATGACCAGCTTCGCGTTGGGGCGCTTGTTGATGCCGGGGACGAGGTTGATGATTGCCTTTTGCTGATGCAGGGCTTCGCCAAGCTCGGTGATGTGCAGCCGGTCGATGGAGTGACCGACAGCGGGGGCGCGCCCCTCCAGCGACTTGATGACGATGTTGCCGCCGTGAACGAACTCCAGCTCCTTCTTGGAGCCCTTGCTGCCGGCGGCCAGCGGCATCTTCACAGGCTTTGGCAGGCTCTCGTACGCGAAGCGCAGCCGCTTGAACGCCATCTCAGCGGTGGCGTTGGTGTCTGCGATGAGCATGCCGGCGATGCCCTGGAGGTACATGCAGTCGCGCAGAAGCAGGTGCATCAGCGTGATGGTCGTGATCTTCGCCTGCCGGTACTTGGTCACGAAGGTCCACTTGTTCGCCTCGATGGCGCGGATGGTGCGGACCTGGGCCTTGGTCGGGTTGAGGAAGCCGGTGGTCTCGTCCTCGCGGACGATCTTGCACATCGACACGAACGCCTCGGGCACAGCGAACATTTTGTTCACGGCGGCTGGGTCCATGCCCGGCGCGACGACAATCTGAGCCCCAGACCGCATGTGTTTCACCTGTGTTCTGGAATGTCAAAGTTGTGTCAAGAGCTACGCCTGACGTCGGCTTGCGTCTCCGCGACATGGGCCGTTGCTCGCCGCTCGAAGACCTCCAGACCAAAACGCATCACAGCGCGCATCACGTCAGAGCGCGACACGTCCTCGGCGCTCAGCCGGCCGTTCATGTGAACGGCGCCGACGTAGCCCCGCAGCTCATCAACACGGTCCGATGTGCCGGGGTCGTAGCGCACGGCAAGGTATTCTTTGCTTCTGCCCATAAGGACCTCCACAAAAACCGTATCACGGCTGTGTGACGTGCGGCAACGACAAAGCCGCGCGCGGTAGTGTGGGGCATCAAACAAGGAGGCACCCATGCCGCTCATTCGCCAGGAAGAGATCTACGCTGTCGCGGACACCCCTTGGGCCCAGGCCATTGAGGCTGTCGCGACCGCGGCCATCGCACAGAACGACATCGTCATCATCGACGGCGTGTCGGGCATCATCCCGAAGGCGAGCCCCGCCTCTTCGGCTACGATCTCGGAAAGCGGCGGTCAGCTGTACGTCGCTGCGGGCAAGGCGGACGCGGGCGGCAAGCTCTACCTGCTGCCCTCGCGTTCTGTGTCTGGCGTCAACACGGCTGGCGGCAACGTCGGTGAGCCGGTGTACCTGGGCACGGGTGGCGATTTCGCGCTGTCTCCCGGCGTGGAGCCCCGCATCGTGGGCATCATCCTGGCGGCTGACGCTGCTGCGGGCAAGGTGCTTCTGGCTCCGGGGCGCTACGTCTCCAAGGCTGTGAGCCAGACCGAGGTCGTGGACAGCAAGTACCTCGACGACTTCTTCAACCTGGACTCCAGCTGGACGGTCACCGAGGACGACGCTGCTTGCGCCCAGGCGGCGCAGGACGAGCAGTTTGGCGTCGTGCTTCTGACCAACAAGGCGACCACAGACGACAACGCGCAGCAGATTCAGTGGGCGCACGAAATCGCCAAGCCCACTTCGGGCAAGCGTCTCTGGTTCGAAGCTCGCATCAACTGCAACGGCGGTGACGCTACCAACCTCGATTTCTTCGTCGGACTGGCTGCCACGGAAGATCTGACGGGTGTTGCGGACAACATGCCCGCCAACGGCATCGGGTTCCACAAGGACGATGGCGACACCAACATCGACTTTTCGACGTCTGACGATGGCACCAACATCCAGCAGGCTGCCGTGGGTACGCTGGTCAAC